AGCGGAATAAACGCCATGCTGCTCAAGTGTTCTATTAAGTTGATAGGGTTCTGAACTTTCAGCAATGCCTTGTTTGGCTCGGTCATACCATGTACCAAGTCGAGCCTCATCAGCTAGTCGCACAGCTTCAACAGCATCATTAAAATCAGCATCCATAGATCGGCGCATTGCACCCAATCCTTGTCCGCTTGTTACTGTGCGAGGAGCGCCAACATAGCCGCCTGCTGTCTGTTTTAAGTGCTGTCCCTCTCTTGCATTCTTTAAGACGGCCTCATCTCCAGATGTCTCGGCCATCTTTCGATAGTAGTCTGCTTCTACTTTTTGTCGCTTACCTTTTGATTTAAATGTGGAGGCGGCTTGAGCTTCTGGACTCATTGACGCACTCTCTAGTGCCATCTTTTCAACCTTCTTAGCCCTTGCTTTTTCCTGTACTTGCTTCTGTCCGAATTTATCTATGACGGCCTGCTCTTCTGGTGTTCTAACTATTGGCGGTTCTTCTAGCAAACCTTTTGCCGGCAGTTTTTTGCCTGGTGGAATTGCAAATATTGCTGATGCTGGTTCAGCCAGCAAGCTAGGAAGACTTGGCCTACCCATCACAACATTTTCAGCCATGCGCTCGCCAACCATACGCAAACCTGCTTTGCCGCCCCTCGCCAAAGGTACAACAGCCGCCGCAGGCACTGGTGACATGAATGCACCAATGTCTTCAAGCAATCCAGCTTGTGGCGTTGGCGCTGTCATGCGTGGCGTGCGTTGTTTTAATTCCTCGCTGCTCGGTAAAAAATATGGGACTTGAGGTATTCCACTTTGTGACGCTAGAAAATCCATATTTCTTTGCATCTTTTCACTAACCAGCATTTTTCGCAAATCTTCTGGAAGACCAAGCAAACCAGCAACAGAGCCGCGCCCAAGAGACTCCAAATTGCTCAGAGAGAACAAACTCGGCATACCTTCTGCCGAATAGTCTGGTGCGCCAAATGGGTCTTGGTAGTAATTGGTTGCCATTTATTGTCCTTGCTGGAATGCGCCTGGTATTCTTCCTGCCGTAATGCCGGTCAAACTGTAAGGCACAGTCTTGCCAGCAAAACGCGAGAAGTCGTTCAGTTTCTTTTGCAGCACTGCCATCGCACTGGTGTCAGTTAATGCACGGCGCACAAGATTAGGGTCTTCAGATACAAGTATCTTTGCCACCTGATCACGCTGTGCCTCTGTCATGTTCTTATTCTGCTGTGCGGCAACCTTCTTGACGATATTCACGGCTGATGAAATCATCGTCACAGGATTGGCTGTCATCACATTGGCGATCTCTTCAGCAGAGATATTCATTCCAGTGCGAGCCGCCTGCAACAATGTTGGAGCAGTCTGAGAACCGCCAAGAATGTAGTTCTTGGAAGCCTGAGACTGAGCCGCAGTGTTGATGCGTTGCAATATGCCAGCCAACTCATCACCAGGATAAATCGTCCGCAAAATCAAACCCTCTTTAGAGTTCTCATTAGCCAGATTCGCCATCATTGATGTGCGTGTACCGGTGGTCATTTTGTTGCGAATGGCATCCATAGTGCCTGCGCGGAATGCGGACAACGCACCAGGCTTTTGCGATAACTCATCAACAAGTATTGAAACCTCGTCAGCAGTCTTACCAAATACCTTGCGGCCATCATCGAATGCGTCTTTTGCAGATCGTCTTACAGCGGCCTGCAAACGCGCATCACCGAGCTTTTTAGATGATGTGTCTATTGCATCGCGCAATGCTAATTCAACCTCTTTAAGAGCGCCTCCAACACCACCACGGCCACTTTGGTATGCCTGATCGACTGATGTCTGAATGCCACGGCGAATGACTTCAGCATCCTCCAAGTTCGGTGTTCGGTTGAAATTAATATTGCCATCTTTATCAAATGAGAAGAATGGTTTCTTGCCTGTCTGTGCGACATAAATGTCGTTAATGTCTTTTACTGCTGACGGTGAACGCTTGAGCGCATCAGTAACGCTTTTCAACAAATCAGCATCAATTACACCGCCAGTTCCAAATGCATCTTTGTATGCATCTGACTCAAGCTGTTTCAACTGCTTGTCATTCAATTTGAATTGACGCAACACATTGCCTTCTTGACCGGCCAATGTCTTTTGCATATCTGTCAGCACTGAGGTGCGTAACTCTTCGGGTCTGCGCGTAAGAGATGACATCAGTGTGGTTGCTGGCTTACCGCCTTGAGCATACAAGCCACGCACAGCAGCAAGCAATGTGGTATTTTCAGCCATGATCTCACCGCGAGCAATGCGGTCGATGATCTCATCTGTGGTGAGTCCAGTGTCACCCGCCAGACGTTGCAATTCAGTTTCAACTACCTTTGCACCACGGCCACCAGCAAGTCTTCTAGCAAAGTCTGTGAGCTTGTCAACAAGCATTCCTGTGCCGGTAATGGCTGTCTTTACTACTGGTGCAACAACAGCGCCTGTCAAAGTACCACCAGGCACTCTTGATAACCGTTCATACACATCGCCCTCACCAGACAAGAATCCGGTTGTGCCTCCATATGCGCCGCCAATCGCAGATGTTCCAATCAAAGCCCTTATGACATCTGCCGTTGTTTTGGCGGCCATAGGCACTGTTGCTGGCGCGGCTGCACCGCCAGTAGCTAATGTCACGGCGGCAGTTGGAAGCACTCCACCCAAAGCCTCATAACCAAGGGACTCAAGTGGTGCTTGTTGTTGGTAAGCCTTGGTCTTTGATCTGATGTCAGCCAATGCCGACTCATAATTCTCGCCGGTCATAGATCGTAGATAAGCCTCTGCCTCATCAGCACCTGTCAATGTTGCACCCTGCGCCATTGATCTCAAACGCTGAGTTGGCGCTGGTGGTGCAACTGTTACAGATATTGGCGCAACTTGAGGCGCAGGCTGCTGCATTGGAAGTCCACCGGCAACCTGTTTCAAAGCCTCCAGTTTTTCCATTGATAGCTTTGAAAAGTCACCCTTTTGGATAGACTCCAACTCGTCATAACTGAATTGACTCAGGTCATCGCTCATCGTCTTCCTCCGGCAGCTTTACGTCTGTCAATTTCTTGTTGTACAGCATTTTGGAATGGATTTTGTTGTGGTGCGCCATAGACCGGCACTTCATACATTGGCGCAATCTGTGCCAACGATGGGATCGTTCTAACCGCCGTGCTTAACAACTGTCCATGTGACTCAGCTCTCAATCTTGCAGTGCGTTGAGCAGCTAGCAAACCAACACGCAATTCTCCTGCTGTCAAACTTACATCACCACCAGCAGCGCGGCGCAAAATCGCTCGTTCTGCATCAGTCAATGTACCTTGTCCACGCATTTGAGATGCTGCATCAAGTTCTTGCTGTGCAAGCCCTTGCACAACAGTGGAGGTGTTTCTAAGGATTTGATCTGCATCAGCACCAGCAACATTTAATTGTTTGCCAACACGCAATAGTGTTGCTCTAAAGTCAGCGGCAGGACCAGTGATTGCCGTATCAAGTGCAGGCAGTATGCGATCAATGTTTGAAAGCGTTGAATTTGCAGACCGCGCCATATCTCTTGATACGGCAAGGTCTTTGACTCCCTGCTCATACGCCAACTCTAAACCTTTTTTCTCTGCATTTTGAGTAACATTCACATTGCTTGCACCTGATCTGCGAATCGCCATGATGTTTTCCATGGTGACAGGCATACCTGCCGCTTCCAATAATCTAACTTCAGTTGGCGATGCCTCCGGCTTATCCAACTGACGTAAATTATCCAGCGTGATTGGCATATTCAATGATTTCAGAAGTCTTATTTTCTCTGGATCAGCCTCTGGCTTATCAAGCAAACGCAAATTCTCTAAAGTAGGTTTCATACCCATTTCAGCAAGCAATTGCGTTTTCTCTGATGGCTTTGTCAACTTTAAAAGTTCTGGTATTCCTTCCTTTGCAGGCAAAGTAGACAGCATGGCGCGTTGCATTGGATTCAATACATTCATGCCACCTTGTGCTGTTCCATAACTAGGTGCGACTTGTCCAACCATCTCAGCACGCGCAACGGTAGGACCGGCTGGCAACTCTGCTGATACTGGCGCTGAAATAGCTTGCTGCGGCGTGATTTCAGCACCGGCAGTAGGTTGACCCATCAATAAGTTTTGATAGGACTCTTGAGCAGCCACTTGACGTTTGTACTCATCGAGCTTTTGCTTGGTCAGCAATTGCTTGATGGCGCTGTCTTGTGCGCTTTGGTAGCCTTGCTGACCAGCTTGCACGCCAGAGCCAAGAATCTGCATCAACGATCTTGGCGTTGTGCTCGGTCCACTAGATTGACCGATAGCCATTGCAGCTTGCAGCAAGGCTTGTCTCTCCATAGCCTGCTGTTGCTGTGGCGTTAAGTAGCCTTCAAGACCACTTGCACTGCCACCGCCAAACAGATCGCCTAACAGTCCCATATCAAATGATGTAGCCATGTTTATTTCCTTATGCAGTTCTTGGCTGCAACAGTGAGCCAATATAAGCGCCAGTTAAGCCGCCAGACAATGCACTTCCAAGTCCACTTGTGTACAGAGGTTGTGATGATGTCTGACCAACATTAGCAGGCTGCAATCCCAACGCGCCGCCAGTGATCTGCAAACGCTCCAAAGCCGCATTGCGTGATGCATCAAGTCTTGCCTGCGCCAGTGCATCGCGCTGTGAGCCAAGTCCCAGAGATGTCTGCAAACCGGCAATATTCATTGGTCTTGCTGCGAGTCCAAGATTGGCGGCTTGTGTGTAACCAGATTGGCGCAAACCTGCGGCAGTTGTTGCAGCAGTTCTTAACGCCGCCTCATTTGTCAATGCAGACTGCACGCCTTGGCGTGAACCGCCAAAGGCTCTAGACGCTGTGGCTTGCTGTGAGTCTCTCAAAGCCTGCATCTGGCGTGAACGCTCAATATCAGCAAGCGTGTTTTGCACCACTTGATCTTCGTATGGATTCATAAACTGTTGAATATCAGCAGCGCCAAATGGTGTCATGCCAAGGTTGTAGAGTTGGCTTTCTGCTCTGGTGTACATCTCACCAGGATCAGCGTACTGCCTTGGCGCAAGTCCGGCAGCAGTAGATTTTGCTCTCTCCAAGTTAGCCAAATACTCGGCCTTGATCTGTGGATCAATTGACGTTGTGGCCGTCTGTGATGTTGGTGCGTTTGCAGCACTCAGACCACCGCCTAAAGCGCCAAGCAATGATCCCGCTAATGATGGATTTGCTTTGGCGAAATCCAAGATGCCTGATCCATACCCTGCTAATGTGTCGAATACGCTTGCCATGGGAGCTGCTCCTGTTAACGAATAATTTGCCGCTGGCATCGTTGCGCCAACTGCTGTGCCTGTGTTTGAGAGTGCTGAACCAGCACCGAGTGCGGCAGCGCCAGTGCCAAGCGCAGCCAGACTGCTACCGATTCCTGCGCCAATAGTTGATGCGCCTGCCGATGCAGCAGTAAGGCCAAGCCCACCGCCAGCCGTTAATCCAAGACCTCCACCAGCGGTAAGCCCAAGGCCGCCAGCGCCTGCTGCACCAGCAGCACCTGCTCCAGCCGCCGCACCAGCGCCTGCACCGGCTGCTGCTGTGCCAAGCAAGTATGGCGCTGCCAGATATGCACCGCCAGCAATCAATGCTGCTTTGCCTAAATCGCTTTCTACAACATCGCCAACAACATCGCCAACGCCGCCAACGACATCGCCTATCGCGTTGCCAACACCGCCAACGACATTGCCTACAAAATCTCCAACCTTACCGCCCATAACATCCCCTTGCTATACCTTTGAGATATAAATAAAAGCCTTTGATCCGTCCAATAAATTTATTTGACATTTCTCAGACCAGCCAAATGACTTGGCAAATCGTGCAAGTTTGATGTCATCCTCTCGTATCAACGCATAGATTGACTTTCCAATCAAACCATCAATACTAGAAAAATCTTTTTGACAATTCTTCTTAACCTCTGCTGACCATCTTTTGATGTCAATGTGAAACCAAAGCAAATTGTCGAAAAGTTCCAAGTAGAAGATGTAATCTTCGCGAATACATACAGGTACTTTGCCTCCCATTTTCTCTCAATTTCAATTCAACGCTTACCTGATGCCACGGCCTCAAGTCTACTCACGCCAACGCGCCAATCTTCCAGCACCGCGCCTGTGTACTTGATCTTGACTTGGCGGCCAGAGAACCGCGCATCAGTTGGCTGTGACGCTGAGTACGGTCCATGTGTCGTTTCAGTCGATGTCGGATACATCCGAGACTTGAAACTCACCGTCACCTCGCCTAGCGTCTGCTCGTCCGGTATCACCTGACGCACCGACATGATGTTGTCGCCATTGCCAATCTCAAATGGTCCTGACTCAGCGTAGACCGAACCGCCGTCATAGGCAAAGCCGACTTCGTGCTCGTAGATGTAGCCGTCAGTAGACACCATTAGTGGCTGCAAGAATACACCTCGGTCAGTGCCTGCTGTGCGAGACAACAATCCAATATTCCAATGCGATTCCCTGTAGTTGTAACTTACATACGAATCAACTTCGTTGGATTGGCTTGATGGGTAAAACCACCATATTTCGCCATATTTTGAATTGTGGAAAGCGTACACCTTGCTGGCTTGGTTGTAGTTCATATTCTGAAATACATAATCAGAGACATCGCAAGGTAAAGGCTTAACGTAGCCATCAAACAAAAAGAAGCCTGACGTACTCATCCACATGGCGGCATTGTCGATGGCTGCCACGGCCTGCGATGAAATCAATCCGCAACCTGATCCAGCCTTCTCAAAAGCATAGACGTATGGCAGTCCAACATAGCTGGCGGTATGCACATCAACATCAGTGAACAGCAAATTGATGCCGCGCACCCTTTTGCCTGCTTTCAATGATCCAACTGTCTGCAACTCAAAATCACCCGCCTGATTGGTGGCCGCAGCCGTCCAAACAGTATTGTTTTCTTGATCACACCACTTCACCGATCTAGGGTTGTTGGACGCGCCCAAGGCAAAGATAAAACGCTCGGCGGTGGACATTACAGCCTGACATCCTGTCGGCGCGTTGGTGATGGCGGCGGCCAGCGTTGGCGTTGCAAATCCCAATTGCCACTCATAAATCTTGCCATCGGCACTTGAGCAGGCAATCAGATATTCACCATAGGTGTCTAGACTCCAAGTTGTTGCTGGAGTTACAGCGCCTGTATCGGGACGCGCCACGCCATAAGCAAAGTTGCCATAGGTAGAGTACCCATAGCCGGTCTTTATCGCGGCATCAGATACGCCTACTGTAAAACTTGTTGGCGTTATCTCCTTGAGCGTGCCACTCTCATTCATGGCGTAGAGCTTGGAGTGCGTGCCAGCGGCAATGTATCTATCCCCATCATTGTCACGCCAAGTCAATAAACCTCGACATGATCCTGTCATCTGACTAGCAGATCGCTTGCGCCACCCGCCAATCGGTCTAAGCGTATTCTCAAACCAACGCACAAGGTTTGCGTCAAACCAGCGTCCCGTTGACTGATATTCAGTGCCGTTGCGATACACGCCTGGTGGGATTTTGAGTGGAATGAGTGCCATGGCTTAATTATGCGGTTTCTGTAGACAAATTGGACACGAATGTGAGAGTGGTAATGACTGATGGCACTGCCGGTCTGGTTGGTGAACTACTGGTTGCAAAATGCTCAATGCTGATACCAATATCTGTTGGTCGCCACATAATCTCTACATAGTCATTGGCCGCTAAACTGACAAATAAATTAAGCGCACCGATTAAGTGAGATGGATCACCGGTTGACTTTCTTGCCACAACATGAAATCTGCTGTTTGAATTGTCGATGTTTGTGCCGTTCTTGCGAAACCAAACATCCACATCTTGGCCGTCATTGGTAGTGTTCTTGAATTGAATGCTGAATTGGATATCGTAGATGCCAGCCTGCGCCACATTCAGCCTTGACGAATTAGACAAGGTCACGCCATTACTAAGGTCGCTGGTGTCAAATGTGACGGCATAGGCCGTTGTAGTGTTGGCCGCCGTCTGATCTGTGGTGTCGCTGAACGCGCCATAGGGACTATTGATCCACTTGCCACCGCGCCTGCCGAACAACGCTGAAAACAGTGCTGTGAGCTTGGCAAAGTAGACATTCATGCCGCCAAAGGATTGAGACAAAAACCTTTCCTCATAGACAGCGCCAGGCGTGCCAAGGTTTGGCGTTGACGGTGGCGTTATCTGCTGATCAAGGTTTAGTGCCATTATGCAAACGCTCTTGTGCCGGTCTTGTCAATGATCAAAGCCATGGCGCGAGGATCGGCATCCTCAGTGTTTGGAATACTGACATGAGTCCAGCGATCAAACTCACGAATGACTTGGTCATATTCAAGATCAGAGCCAATGATTGCTCTGACGACTTCATCTGGTGTCATGCCTGGCACGCGAATATCGGCGGCGCAGCCCCGTCTATGTTGTGATCGGTCTGAACTTCCCACTGCATCATTTACAGCTTTTGACCTGAACGCACTATTCACGATGATGGGCTTGCCGCCCAAAACCACTTTGACCTGCTCCAAGAATTCAGCCAGCCGGTACAGGTTGGCCAACTCCTCATCATTCGGCATATTGTCAAACTCGCGGTGATCTGTATGCGTCAACTCTTCAAGGGTAAAACTTGGTGATAGATTCATTTCATGTTCCTCAAGGTTTCGTAGGTTTGGATGCAGGAATTGAGCTTGCGGATGGCGATGTCTCCATCAGCTGCGATCTGGAGAAGATCGGCAGCGACAGTAGTCGATCCACTAGATTCGGTTCGTGCCTCTCCGCTGTTATCTCCAGCGGTAATGGAGGCAACTGAGGTGGGACATACGGCGCTTTGGGTGGGGATTGACAAGCGCAAATTGCCACTGGCAATATCAGCACGCAACTGAGTCTCTTTAGCTTTTGCAGCATTATTCGCCTTTCGTAATGTCTGTCCATAACTCTGCGCCACTTGCGCCATCGCCTGCTCAGTTTCCCTTGCCTTGGCATTCAGCGCAGCAATCTCAACCTGCTGTCGCGTGTACTCGTCATGCTTACCCTTGAAGTATCCACCACCAAATGACGACAGCATTGCCAAGACAAAGCCAAGAATCACCCAAGGGTTGAAGATACTCATCCTTCAGCCTTGCCTCTTATGTACGCTTGTGCCGCCATGAAAGCCACCACAATCGTACCCATGGCGGCGCAGTAAGTAGTCGCCAATCCGTTCAATGCGTTGACCTTTTCCAGCGTCACTAACTCGGATGCCATGTACGCAATGATGACAGGTGGGAACACTAAAGCAGCCCACGCCATGATGCGTTGCTGGTCTGCCATCTTGTCCATGTTCTCAATGGTGATCATGCGCTCTGATCGTGCCAGTTCAGCATCAGTCACCACGCCGTCACCGTCTGAATCAAATTGGTTGTATGTTGAGTTCTTTTCAAGCTGCTTAGTCATCACTTTTACCTTTCCTTTGTTGCTGTTCAACTTGCCGTCTTAACTTTTCCACCTTTACAAGCTCTTGCTTGACTTCATTCTTTGTTTTCAAGATGTCCAGATACAGCATTGCGCCCAAGGGCAATAAGAGCGCTATCAACACACAGCAGGCTATCCAGGCAATCATCTCTTCCCCCACTGACTTACGAACCACAGCCACAGCCACAGGTATAGGAGGAATATAGAAGTCACCACCACTGCCGCCAGCTTTGCTTGTAGGTTTCTTTCCTCCTCTTTGCGTAGCCATTGCTCTTGCCTCTTTTTTGCCTCCTGCTTGAGTCTAGCTTTTTCTTGTTCCTCTAATATGACTTCGCGCATCTTAAAGACTTCAGAGTACAGTGCGCCCATCTCTGGCGGTGACTGATACACCATAGTCTCTCGGATTTGCACCACCAAGCTATCCATCTCTTGCTGCGCCATCACACGCTTTAAGGCAGCCTCCATCAAATTTTGGTTGGGATCATAGATAGATTGGCTTTTCTCTTCTTCCTCCCTGATATGCGCGGCCAGTTGTTCCTGTAACTTAAAAAACTCGGTTAGGTTTTTGACAATGTCAATCTTGACCTGAGTCTCGTCAACTGCAACATAGGCTGACTTCTTTTTCGCCAAAGGCTTTGCTTTGGTGGCTGGCTTTGGCTTTGCACCAAAGAACGACAGCAATTGATTCCAAAAGCCGTGAACCTCTTTGCCAATTGCGATAACTTCATCAGCAGTGGCTTTGATCTCAACAAAAGATTCTTTGGCCTGCTTGTACAACTCGCAGCCAGCTTGGATGTTCTTGACCAATCCAGCCGCAAGAAGACAGATGCTGATCGGATCAATTTACAGCCCCAAAAACTTTATGACCATTTGAGAGGCAAAGCCTGGTCCTAGCAACACTGCCGCGATGACAATGTAGATTAGGTACTCAATCCGAGTCATGCGAGCTTTGCCAGACTCCAGCTTCTCTTCGATGTTCTTGTATCGTTGATCGCAAGATGCCTGGTGGGCGTAGAAGTCTGTTTCTAAACTCATGATGTGATGGTTTCAATCCATGTCAGTGTGGATTCATTCCAGTTGTACAGTTTTCCATCTGTGGGATATGCAACAGGAGCAGTCCATTGGCAAGTGCTTTCCACTAATGTCCAACTTGGATATGGCTGTGGAGGGATAAACGCATTACGTCCCTCGTCAAAGGTGTAGCCAATCCCAGCGTAGTTCTTCCGCATATTGCCGTTGTAACTGGTTTGCTTCCAATCTCCACCAAATAAACGCTCGCAAAATGCCGCACCGATATATTCTTTTTCTGTGCCATCAGCAGATGCTGTGTCAGCATTACCCACCACAATAACTTGCGTGACGATGCCGTTTTCAATCTTTGCAAAGTGTGCCATTAGTTTTTCCCCGAAAGTTTTTCAATTTGTTCAGTTGTCCAGATGGTTGGGATTGAGTTTTCAAACGCTTTTATTTTTTCCATCGTTTCGTCAATCTCTTTCCATGTTGGACATGGGCGGTCATCTTCCCATCTTGTAATGGTACGGTTGCTAACTTCCCATTTTGCGTTTGGGCGTAGCAATTGCATTGCTGTGTCAATTCCGTAGAGTTGATAGATTTTGGTCATATTAATTCAACTTCAAAATTACGATACCAGAACCACCTGCGCCGCCTGTGCCAGTGGCAGAGCCAGCCCCACCACCGCCACCACCTAAATTAGCAGTTGCGGCACTTGCACTTCCTGTTGTTGTTCCAGCGCCACCACCGCCAACGCCACCAGAGCCGCCAGGTCTAGTTCCAAAACTATGACCACCACCGCCACCGCCACCAGCGTAATTAGTTGATGTACCAGTAATACTTGATGCCGTACCAGCACCACCATTACCACCAGCATTTGAACCAGAATTTAAAGATTGACCAACAGCAGATGCACCACCACCACCACCGCCAAGTCCGTAATTTGAACCATCTGTATATCCTTGACCACCAGCAAAACCTTGGCCAGAAGTACCCGCTCCACCAGTGCCGTTGTTACCGCCGCCACCGCCAGAACCGCCAGTAGACCCTGTGGTTGTTCCAGTTGCTGCGCCACCGCCACCACCACCAGTAGAAGTTATGCTAGAAAAAACAGAATTGCTACCACTTGTGCCAACTGTATTTAATGAGTTTTGACCAGCCCCACCGCCGCCTACAGTAATGGTGTAAGAAGTTCCAGCCGTAACTGCAAATGATGTTGCTGTTTTAAATCCACCCGCGCCAGCAGCACCAAAACTTCCTCCACCACCGCCAGCTACCACAAGGTAGTCAACAGAAGTGATGCCAGTAGGTGCTGTAAATCGTGAACTTGCAGTAAATGAAATGGATGTGCCTTTTTCAACTGTGTAAGAGATGATGACAATGCCAGAACCGCCAACACCACCAGCACCGCCACCGCCAGCACCGCCGCCGCCGCCGCCGCCACGATTTGCTGTACCAATAGAACCAGCACCAGAAGCCGCGCCATTGCCGCCACCTCCCGCACCACCCGCACCCGCAGTCCCGCCACTTGTACCACCGCCACCGCCACCACCGTAAGTGACAGATGAACCGCTGAGTAATGAGGCTGTACCTGCACCACCCGCACCACCAACATTAGAAACTCCATTAGAGCCTACCGCACTTGCGCCGCCACCACCGCCACCGCCAGCCGTTCCAACGGCGGCTGAAGTACCGCCAGCAAACCCTTGTCCAGACGTTCCAGTGCCAGCGCTACCGCCAGCGTTAGCGCCCGCTGCGCCACCGCCAGAACCGCCAGCACCCCCTGATGCGCCAGCGCCATTGTTACCCCCGCCCTTACCACCACCAGTGGCAGTGATTGAGTTAAATACAGAATTACCGCCTATAGTCACAGCCGCACCACCAGCGCCCACTGTTACCGTATATGTTGTGCCAGCAGTAACGGATAGTGCAGTACCAGTTAGAAATCCTCCTGCCCCGCCACCACCAGCAAAATCAGTACCGCCACCTCCACCTCCAGCAACAACCAAATAATCTACGCTACTTACACCAGTAGGACAACTCCAAGAACCAGTCGCAAGGAACGATTCAATGACGGTGTATCTACCACCACCACCAGCAAGGAAGAAGTTTTTTGCGGCAAACATTATGGTGTGTATCCTTGTGCAATAGAACCGTACCAGTTTGTTCCATCAGCAACAAAAGTCAGAATATCCATCTTGCCAGCGGTTGCCGTGATTGTTGGTGCGCCAGCCGAACCAAACTTCACAGATGTAAATGTTGCTGTGCCGTTGCCTGTGGCTGCCGCTTGCTTAAGCAAAAGAATAAATGATTTACCAGCAGTAGCTGTTGGCATGGTGAATGTGCAAGCAGTTGATGCTGTTAAGGTTGCGGTTTGCACAGTGCCGCTGGTCAATGACAATGTACTTGAGCTTGTAACTGTACCAATTGCAACTACGCCCTCGGTGTAGTTGTTTACGCTTGGATTGGTCAGTGTTTTATTGGTTAATGTCTCT